TTATAGGGAATAAACACTAAACAAAACAATTGTCCAAATCTCATTGTGCTATCTGGGTAATTACTAAAGTAATGCTTTCTGAAATCATGCAGTGACATTGTTTTCATGATAATCCTTGTCTCTTAAATTCTGTTTTAACTTTTCTTCTTAGGTTTTTAATCTTACACTGTTCATTACTTTTTCTGAACATTTTATTCCATACAGGAGCTTTTAGTATTTCAAATAAAGACTCTCTTGAAAGGTGTGTGGTTTTAAAAACACTGACATCCTGAATACCTTCACTGTCATACAAGTCTCCATATACCTCTACTAGGATATGAGTTAATACATTGCAACCATCAGGTCTGTTTCCTGAAATACAATCATTTGCCCAAGATTGAATATTAGAATTAAAATCTTTCTTATACTTTTTCTTGAGCTGTTTAATTCCATGTTTTGTTGTACTGGTTTTGTAAAGTCTTATTTTATAAGGTATGTTATTCTTTTCTAAAAACTCTGTCATTAGCAGAGCTATTAACCCACAGCCTCCACTATTCATATTCTCCATCTGACCAAAAGGTGTTTTGAATAAGCTTTCTAGTTGTTTTCTAGATAATTTTCTTTTCCTAAACAAATTAAACATCACGTTCTCCTGTTGAAATCTTGTGTAAATATTAAACTCACCCGCTTTCAATGTCAACACTTAAATTAATTTAAAATAAAATTTGACAACGTTTCTTATAAAGGGTAAATTTAATCCCAGACAAACAACGTGAGGAAACAATATGTCAGCAAAGAACGAACACTACTTAAAAGAGATCAGTCGGCTTAAGAAAGAATTAGAAACTCAGAAGAAGTTATATAAAGTCTGCAGAGATAATTTAAAGTTTAAGAATCAAGAGCTGAGTCTTGCTACACAACATCTCTACTTTATCAATAAGCAATTAGGTAGTGAACAAGCTAGTAGTATTTTATCAGCATGGGAGAATAGCGTTACAAAACGTGTTGTGTTGGACTCATTTAACATTGAAAAGCAAGCACAGGCTGCACAGGAAGCTCTAGGAGAAGAGTTGGTAAGTGAAGAAGATGAACGTTCATGCAAGAAACATAATGCTCGTCAGGAGGCTTGTGCTGCGTTTAAGGAGGATGTGTAATGAAGATTGCTTTAGATTATGATGAAACATTTACAGCAGCACCTGTATTATGGAAACAATTTATATCTTTATGTAAAGAATACGGACACGATATTAAATTTGTTACTTACAGAGACAGTAGATACAGTAATGACGATATTTGTGCAGATGCTTATGATTGTGGAGTAGAAATCGTTTTTACTGCAGGTATTCAAAAAGAACACGTATACAATGCTGATATATGGATTGATGACAGCCCTGAGACAATAGTTAGTTTTGAAAAGTTATCTTTACAGTACAAAGGTTGCATACTTCAAGATGATTTAGGAGAATAGATGTGAAAACATATAACATATATGTAAAAGTAGTGGACAAAGAGAATAGTTACGAGTATCATACAAAGTGTTCTGGGAAGAGTGGTGAAACAGCTAAAGATGATGTTGTTGCCAATGAACACTACTCTTTCAAACAAGCGTTTGGTAGAAAACCAGATAAGATTATTGCAACAATTTTAAATCCTGACACAGGGAGTATCCCTTCAGAATGCTATGAGGAAGATAAATGAAAATAGAAGATACAGAAATTTACATGGGATATGTTATTCGTTTACGAAGCGAATATTATAAAGGATATTATTTTTGGGTATACCGTGATGGAGAAGTTGTTAAGATGACAAAGCATTTTGAAAGCGAGAGCGATATTCCGAAAGAGTTGTCTATGGTAACAGGAATGATTTATAGAGGAGAGATTTAATGATTGAAATCAAAGAAGGGCAAACAACTATCACGAAAGATGAAAAAGTTAGGATTGTACAACATTGTCGTTTTGTAATTGATACTTTTGGTGATAATATCCTAGAGAAACGTTTAGAGATTAAAGAACTTGAGCAATATATTAGTGATGCAAGAGATTTATTAGCAAAAGTTAATAAGTTGGAGGTGGTGTGATGCAAAGAGAACATTTACTTTTAAAAGTGGCATACCAATTGTTGAAACAACAAGATGATTCTTGTTATGTATTAAACCTTTTAGAAGAAACAACTGTTTGGGATGGAGTTGATTGTGACGGATATTGTCTCATGGAAGAGATTGAGGTATTATTGAGAGACGAAGGTATCGATCCTGATGAACTAGAGAAACGTGAAGGAGAATGAAGATGAGTAGACAAGGTGTATATATTAGGATAGACGGTTATTCTCAAAGAGTGACTGAGTTCAGACATTGGTTATCACCTGATCACACTAAAGCTCATGATAAGATTGCACCAGAAGGTAGTATTTATTTAGTAAAATGTCCTGATTGCGGAGGATCTGATTTTGAAAATGGTGGTAGGTATTGCAACGAGTATAGTTGCGCTAATTGTATAGAGAGTTACATGGAAGTGTATTTTTGGAGATGAAAATGAACTTTAAAGCTAAACGAATGATGAAAACGTGGAATAGACGTGCTGAACGTAATTACAAGATTGCTGAAGATTTTAGACTATACTACGAAGAAACAGGTGATGAATATGACTGGGAAAAGCATAAAGAGTTTGTTCATAGAGGACAACTTTGTGAGCAAATTGCAGCAGATTTTAAGGAGTTGAATGGTGAATAGTAAAAGATTTTACAGAGAATATTTAAAATCCAAAGGATTAGACTGTCAAGAGTTTATCAAGTTGGAGGATGATTGGTACACAATGCAAATAATAACTTACAAAGATAGTAAAGGTAATACGAAAACTGAAAACATTTGTGTGAAAGCAATGCTTAGGTGGATGTTCAAGAGTTTTGGTAATAAAGTTTGGGAGGGATATAAGGGTGAGTAATAAACAATTAGGAATAATGGCTATTGTTGGTTGGAGTATGTTCTTCTTTGCAATGATAGCTGGTAGCAATATGCATTTTAAAATTTCACACCAAGAACGTATGCTTGAGATTAAAGATAGTAGGATAGAGATAGCTCATAAAAGCATTGATTTGTTGGAGGAAAATGTAATCTCCAATAATAAAAGAATTATTGAAATGATGGGGGAGTGTAAAAGTGGTGAGTAAATACAAAGAAGGTGACGTTTTAGAGCCAACAAATTTCCTTACAGGATTTGCACAGATATATAAAGTACAAGACATTCCTGAAGAAAGATCGGGGTATTATTCAAATGATAATAGTGTGAAAGAGTTGTACGAAATTTACACGGATTTTGGTAACACATTCACTCTCACGGAAAAAGAGATCGATAATCATTATGAAGTGGTAGGAAACGAATCTGTTTATGATAGAATGCTTCTTTGGAAAGATAATGTGTGTAAAGTTGTGGATGATTATGAGAAAGGGGTTGTGTGGGAAACTCTAAGGAGTTAGCTACCTCATGAGCTTTTCTTATTTATAAACAAGTTTATAAGTTAGCTAATTTTATGAGAGGAGAAAAAATTTGAGTGATGAAGGTTTATTTATTGGGGAACACCAGTATTGTTTGTATAAAGAGTTTCCAAGTAAAGTTGATGGTACTGAGAGAAGACCTTGTAATTCAAGTGATGCTCTAGCTATATATGAACACGAGAAGCCTGATGGTGGTGTGTGGTATGATGCTACGTGTTTCTCTTGCAAACAAAAATTTGAAATGGAAGAAGTACATAACAGTTCTTTTGGAAGCATGTTAGGTGTTGGAGAGGGAACACTTGATGTTGTTGAAAAGAAAACTTTTGAAAATAAAGCTTCTAAAAAGGAAAGAATTACAAAAACAGAAAGAGATGATCTGTTTTCTAGAACTAAAAATGAAGGTAAAGGTTACAGAGGTTTATCTGATTGGGTTTTAAAGTTTTACGGACACAGACTAGAATTTAATAGTAAAGGTGAAGTAGAATATGTTTATTACCCTGAAACATTTGATGATAAACTACAAGGATATAAAAGCAGATATGTTCCTTCAAAGAAGTTCGGATATAAAAATCTAGGTAAAACAGGAATGTCTAATCAACTATCAGGACAACACAAGTTTCCTGATGGAGGCAAATATTGTTTGTTAGTTGGAGGTGAAGAGGATAAATGTGCTGCACAAGATATGTTAAGGCAGTATCAAAAAGCCAAAGGACAAACAGAGTATGCACCTTATTGTGTGGTTAGTCCCACTACTGGAGAACCTTCTGCTGATAAACAGTGTAGAATGCATTATGAGTGGTTTGATAAGTTTGATGTTATCATTGTAGGTATGGATAATGATGAGGCAGGGGAGGAAGCCACAGAAGCTATTTGTAAGGTTCTTCCAAGTGATAAGATCAAGATAGCTAAATGGTCAGGAAAAGATCCTAATAAAATGCTTAATGATGATAAAGTTAAACAGTTTTGGAGTGACTTCTTTGGGGCTAAAGATTTTATAGACACAGGAGTTTATGATGCTACTGATAACATGATAGAAGATGTTATCGATGTTCTCACTACTCCTAGAATACCTCTTCCACCCTTTGCAAATAGATTACAAGAAATGACTAAAGGTGATGGATTATTTACTAGATCTATATACTCATTGATTGGAGACACAAGTGTAGGAAAGAGTACTTTCATTGATTCTTTCATAGACTATTGGATGTTTAATGTCCCTGATCATAAAGTAGGTATTGTAAGTATTGAAGCGACTAAAGGTGAATGGATTGCAGGTATGTTATCTACTTTCCTAGAAAACAATTTATGGTGGATTCCTAGAGAACAGATCAGAGATTACATGAATACTCCTGAAGTGAAAGAAAAGGTTAATAAGTTCTTTTATAATGAGTTTGGTGAAAGTAGATTTTCAATTGTAGACGATCGAGAAGGTACGGTAAAATCTTTAGAGAAGTGTATCGAAAGGTTAGAAAGACAATATGGATGCACTATCATAGTCAATGACGTACTTACTGATATACTCCGTGTAGAAGATAATGAAGCACAAGCAAGACATTTTAATTGGCAAAGTAATTTCGTTAAAAATGGAGCAACTATATTTAACATACTACACACTCGTAAATCAGGAGATAATAGAGGAGGTAAACCAACATTCCCTAACGAATTTGATGCTTATGGTAATTCTATATTTGTACAAAAAGCTGCTGGTAATTTTGTTATTGGTCGTAACAAAGAAGCACCTAACGGAGATGTAATAGAGCAAAACACTACTTACCTTAGAGTTCCTAAACTTCGTAAAGGTATTACAGGTAGTGGTGGTGCATGGTATTATGATGGTGATACAAGAGCTGTGTACGACAGAGACAAGTTCTTCCAAGATAATCCTGACAAACTACCACTTGGTTATGATTTGTCTGTGAGTAGCTTTGACAGAGCTTATTATGAAGAAGGAGGAAGAGGTTGGGATGGTGTTAGTAATAATAAGCAAGGTTTTTCACCAAGAAAATCTCAATCTAAAAAGGAAGAACCTGTAGACAATTTTGATATTGAATTAGATAACGGAGTGGTGCTGTAAAAAGCACTGCTATTTTTATTAACCATGATTAATTTATAGGAGAAATAATGACAGAATGGTTTAAAGAAAAGATGAAGGTTTACGCTAACCTTGATAACTATAGTGATATTGAAGGTAAGGGTCTATACCCTAGAATCCATGATATAAATGATATACATTGTATTGCCTCGT